TATAAATGGTGTAAAAGATTTAGGAAAACTATTAGGTGCAAATGAAACATACTGGCAACTTATTAGATAAAACATGGCTGAAGAACTAGACACAAACCTGCCCATAGATGAGACTATAGACCAAGAGGTTGTTCCTGAAGAGGTATATGCAGATAGAGTAACTACTACTACAACTAGAAATCCTTTTTCTATTTCTGCTTTTACTGCACGACCATTATTATCTCCTATTCCTCCTGGAGGAATTAAAAAAGAAAAATCTACAGATCAAATAACTGAAGAGGAATTAATAAGCGGTAGCTTTTTAAAACCAAAAAAAAAGAAAGATAAAACTACCGTTAAACCAGAAAATATACTACAAAAAAAATTAATACAGGAAATGAAGACAAAAAATGTCGATCCTGTTTTAATTTTAATGTCTAATCCAATTATAGATTGGAATGACCCACTTGCATTTGAAAAATTTCAAAAACTATCTCCAGAGAGCATAGATATACTTAAAAGGGCTGGTAGAATTTATAGAGAAGATCCAAAAGCATTAGAAGGACTTCAAACTCTTATGTCTTTAGAAGCTGGCATACCAATTACGCCAAATATTCCAGCAGAACAAACTATATATGACCCTATAACTGGTCAACAAGTCCCAGTAAGTCAAACATTTGGGTATGGTTCATCTCCAGACTATGAAACTCAAAAACAAAATCAAAAATTTGAAAAAGAATATGCGTCTGGGAAAAGAGACTATATATACAATGTGCAAAAAAACGTATGGGAAAAAAAGATACCAAATCCTGCTGCGGCAACTGGAGAGTTTATACCACAAGGAACTTCAATATGGACAACAATTACAGAGACAGACCCATTAACAGTTTTTAAATTAAATATTAAAAATGGTTTATCTGCATCAACTAGTGAAACAGCAGAGGTGTTTCCAGATCAAGATGGAAATCAATATACACTAGATACTGAAAATAATCAATGGAAAAAATTAAATAAAAATGGAAAGTTTGAATATGTAACAGATCAAAAAATAATAAAGGGATTAAATTATACATATCAAAAAGAAGGAAATTATATAACAAAGGACAATAAGCAAATAATAGAAGATAAAAATTTAGTTCTTAATTCTTATATAAATGATGTTAATACTGTAGGTGATAAAAAAGAAAGAGAGTCTATTGGGTATGGAAAAAGATTTAGTTCATATTTAGAATTATTAAATAATAGATTTAATAAGTACGGTATCACGTTTGGAATAGCAGACAAATCTCTTGTTGGAAACATACCTGTAGTTGGAACTATAACTGATGTCGCAGGTATAACTGATCAGACAATTTTTGTAAATTTTAAAAGAGGCGAAAAAATTATTGATCAACAACAATTTTTAGCAGAAGATCCTGATTTATATAAAAAAATAAAGTCATTATTACTAGCTAATGATCAGCATGCTATTGATTTGATGATGGATAATAAGTATCATATGATTGATGCTAAAAATAAATTATCTGAAAAAGAAAAACAGCAAAAAGAATTAGATGAATTATCATTTGAAGACCAACGAAGATTAAATTTAGGAGAAACATTAGCTGGTCAAACAACTATGTTAAAACAGCAAGAGTTTGCTTCTGAACAAAAAGAAAAAGAAGAATTTGAATCTCAAACACCAGAAGGTAAAAAGGCTAGAGAAACATATTTAAAAGATATTGGTATAAGAGCTGTAGAAGCTGAAAAAAATCCAGATAGAGTGGCTTTTTTAGCCCCCAATACTCCAAAATTAACTAAAGATATAGATAGACAATTAAATACCAACGCAGAAGAAATAAAAATATTTAATGAAAAACAAAAAGCATTTTCACAAGAAATAAATGAATACAACTCTTATGCTGGTGTTTTGGAAACTGCAAAAAAAAGTATAAATAGCTTAGAAGACCAGGTTAATAGAGGAGAAATAAGTTTTGAGTACTATCAAAATCAACGAAATAAAATAATATCAGATATTGAATCTAGGTATTCAAAGTTTACTCCAGAGTATATTAAACAGCTAGAAGAAAGAGCTAAAACATTAGATCAAGAACAGAAAGAATTAAATGTAAGTAAATCTCAAATTCAATCATTAAATGGTGTTATAGATAAGGCTGTAGGAATAAACTTAGAGTGGGAAAAAAATCAGGGTACATTTTTAGGTGCACTTACATATTCAGCATTAAATGGTATAGCTACTGGTGTTAGATTAATATCTGGGCAATCTAAAAAGGAGCAAGAAGAAACTATAAAATTAATAATAGGTGACGCAAATAAAAAAGCGTACATGCAAGATGCAAATATGCTTTATCGTAGCATATTTGGTGTTGTTGAATCCGTAGCAGCAATGACTGCTGGTCAAACAATAGGAACGCTAGTTGGAGGACCTACTGGTGGACTTGTTGGTGGATTAACTTCATTATATAGCCTTGGGTACTATGAAATGAAGGATCAGCTAGATCAAATACCTGGAATGAGTGATAGTGAGAAGTTCCTAATGTCTGGTATCTACGGAGTAGTTAGTTCCGCTCTTGAAAAGATTGGTCTTGATGCAGTATTTAAGGGTCAAGCATCTGACTATGCTAAGAATTTAGTTGTAAAAAATGTCATTAAAAATATTCCTAAAGGCGCATCAAAAGAATTTATTGATGGTGTGATTGCCACTGAAACAAAAGCATTTATGGCGATGGCCGTTCCTACAATGATTCAATCTGCAAAATCAGAAGGTGGTACTGAATTAATTCAATATGGTGCTTTAGAAGCAATAAAATTTTTAGATGACGCATACAATGAAGCAAAGGGAAAAGACTTTTTTGAAGACAAAACAGCTTGGGAGTATGTTTCTGAAGCAACAGAAACACTTGCGTTAGGCGCAATTGGGGGGGCTGTCATGAGTGGAGCATCACAATCATCAAAAATAATTAATAGAGAAATAAAGTTATCTGAAAATAAAGAACTGCTTGAACAAATTGATGCTGCTGCAAGAATGGAAAACTTTGACCCACTTCTTGTATCAAAAATAAAGGCAGAGATAATTGATGGTAAGTATACCAAAGCTCAGGGTCAAGAAATACTTGACAACTGGAAACAAGTAAAGACCAAAATAAACTCAATGCCAGACAATATGCCTTTAGATCAGAAGGCCGTTGTTTTGGACTTGATGACAGAGAAGGAGGTTATTGGTAAAGAAATATCAGGAAAGGACCCACTACTTACCTTGCCTCAGCAAGCTAGAATAAAAGAGATTGATGAACAAATAAAAACTATAGGAAATGCCGTACAAAAGCCAAGCACAGAGGGCGTACTTCAACGCCAACAAGAAGGAGTTACAGAAACAGGGGGTGAACGTGGAGGAGTGGAACCAATCGTCCAAGGGCAAGAAGTTACCCAAGAAGGTGAAGCCACAGCCGAAACCAAAGCAGAAGAAGTAGTACCTGTATATCATGGAGGTGATTTAACACAACAAGAAGGTAATCTATATGTTTCTGAAGATGTTAATCAAGCTAGGGCATACGCAAATGAAAACAAAGGTGACGTAACTAAGTTTGAAATACCTAAATCTAAAATAGCTGATGAGCAAACAGTAAAAGAAACTCTAAAAGAAAATGGTGTTGAAATATCAGACGAAGTTAGATTATATGAAGCAATAGACCCCAGGTTTGAAGATACATATATTGGTGATGAGGCAAAAAACAACTTGATAAATACTCTTCAAGAAAAAGGTTTTGATGCTGTTCAATTTAGAGATGAAGATATTACAGGATTAGAAAAGGAAGGTGTACAAAATATTGTTGTTTTTAAACCAGAATCATTACAACAAAAATCCATTGAAGTAAAACAATCTAGAGCTGATGAATTATTTGCTGATGGTTATAAACCAATTATAGATGGAGAAGTAAAAACAGAATTTACTCAGCAAGAATTGAATGATTATTTTGATAATAATCAAACTATTGAAATGACTTCTGCTCCTACTCAAGTTGCCACAGAAGGTGAAATTGATAACATACCTAAATTTCAAAAAGAGCCAACAACAGAAAAAGAGTTTGAGCAACAAATAGATGGCATAAAAGAGGAAATGAATCAAATGCCAGATGAAATTGCAAATTTTGATGTGCCTTCAGGTTTAACAACCAAAAACAAAAATAATATTAAATCAATAATATCAAGGTTTTCTGATAAATTAAAAAAAGCATGGAAGGGTGGTATTATAAAAAATATTTCTGACTATAGCGGAATACCAATGATATTTACTATATCAGATCAATTAGGTGCTGGTAAAGTAAAAAATGAATTTACTGGTTCAACAATAGATATAAATGGGGGCATAAATTTTAATCTAACAGAGGGTAATGAAAATAATGCTTGGGCAAATACTACAGAATCCGAGGCAAACAAAATGCTTTCTAGAGCACAAGAATTATATAACAACAATAAAGATTTATTTGATAGGCTTTGGAGAGAAGGTAAATTGCCAAAAGGTCAAGTACCAATGGCAGTTATTAAAATGGGTCAAGAATCTATACAAACAAATGAGGCGTTATTTAGATTTGCTTCAGATACAATAAAGAAAAAATTCAATAAAACAGAACGTACAAATTCTTTAAATGGTTTAATAAAAGATATTGAATCTGTTGATCCTAATAGTAAAGTAATTAATTTCATAAAAGAAAATAATTTTAAAACAATTGATGAACTTCTTGACAATGTAAATAAATTAAAACTAGGAGAAAGAGCTATTATAACTAGATTTTTATTTACTGGGTCAGTAGAATTAAATAAACAAGTTAAAGCAGGTAAGCCAAAAAGCAATGCTGGATTAGCTTTGATTGGTAATAAAGATTCTTCATATTATAAATACATACATTTAAACACTATAAATAATTCTATACAAGATGAATCAACAAAAACAATACCCCCCAATCATGTTATTGGATTAGTTGGCGTTGATGTATTAAATCCAGAAATAACAAAACCAAACCATGCAAATTATCCATATGGTGTTAAAGGGGGATTGATTGGAATTATTGAATCTCCAGTTCATGCGGCTGATGTATTTCCTGAAATGTACAGTAAATCTTTTTATTTAAACAAAGAAAATAAATCAGGTAAATTACCATCAGTAGGACAGGTAATTAGTCAGACAGTGGCATCTAGCGGTGCTGTTGCAACAACAAAGGCATTTAGAGGATCTAAGTTATCTACAAAGATTACTGAATTACAAAAATTACTTGGAAAATTAAAACTTGCTTTTCCTAGTGTAGTAATAGTAGATACTCAAGAAGAGTTTCAAAAAGCTCTTGAAGATGAAAATGTAAAGAAATTCGTAAAAGATGGTGATGTAATTTATGGATTTACTAAAGATGGTAAAATATTTTTAAATCCAGAAAAAGCAAATACTAATACTGCAATTCATGAATTTTCTCATGTTTGGATGGGATTTTTAAAGAAAAATAATCCAGAATTACTAAAAAAAGGATATAGTCTTTTAGAAGGAACATCTATATTAAAAGAAAAAATAAAAGAATTTGGAGACAATGAATTAGCTAGGGAAGAGGCAATGGCTGAATTAATAGCTAACAGAGGAGAAACTATAATTGAAGCAGGGAAAAAATCTAAATTTAAAAATTGGCTAAATGCTTTATTTAATTATGTAAAATCAAAATTTAAGTCATTTGATGAATTATCACCAGAAGAATTTCAAAACATAACACTAAATGATTTTGTAGATGGAGCTTTAAAATCTTTATTAAAAGGAGAAGAAATAACTAGTGATGAAATAAAAGGAGTAGGTATAAAATTCCAGAAAGAAAATACTAGGCAGAATGCAATAGATGATGCAAAGGCCAAGTATGATTTGTCTGTAACTAGAAGACGAAACCCACATCAACAAGGTGTAGATGCCGCTCTAAATGATTTAAGAAAGTCAGACTGGTATAAATCATCTGACGATACTCAAAGAGAAAATGCAGAAAGAGAACTAAAGAAGTTCTTCGGAGAAAAATTAAAGTCTGCTCCATCTGTAGAAAAGGTACTTGGTAAGAAGCCTCAACCTGCTACTTTCTCTGTAAGTGATTTAGGAAAGGCACTAAGAGATCAACTTAGAGATGCAGCAAGGATAGCTAGAGAGGCCAAGAAAGCAATATACGACTCAAGAAAATCAGTTAATGAGTCAGTAAAAGAAATACTAAGACAATACAAAGGAAAGATATCACTAGCACAAGCAAGAGCAATATTAAACAGATCAAACACATTAAACCTGCTTAATCCTGGAAAGATTGATCAGTTTATAAACTACGTTGAAAGGGTTGCACAGAGAGCAGACTATGCTGAAAAAGTAAACAAAGCTGAAAAAACTAAAAGACAGATAAGAAGGAATTTAAAAAATGCACAAGCAGAAAACAAAGTTCTTGCTAAAAGATTCCTTGGGATTGACCCATCTATGGTAGATGATATTGATGGATACAACGCAATGGCATATGAAATAATGGCATCAATCGCTCCATCAAGAATAGTTAAAGGTGAGCCAAAATTAAAAGTACCTGCTGAATTTACATCATTAAACAACAAGATTGACTACATGCTTTCAGAGCAAGAAAAGTTAATGAAGAATGCAATGATGAACTCTTATAAAGATCTCGTAGACCAAGGTGTTATATCTGGAGATATGACATACAAAGAAATGCAAGATATAATTAATAAGATAAAGCAAGACGAGCTTGTTGAAGGATATAACGAAGATGATGTAAATAACTTGTTGGATTCAATGTTTAACGACAAGGTTCAAGAAATATCCGATATGGGTGTAACTGACCCTAATGGAATAATAAGTAGGATACAGAAAGCTAATATAGATGGAATGTCTATAAAAGACAAGGCAAAACTAGTGGAGATGCTTGACAACTTTTTGGTCAACTTTGCTGTTGGTGGTCTTGATTCAGTCCTTGAGGTAATAGAAGGTAATAACCAGGCTAAATCACTATACGAATCAGGTAAAAAATCAAGACCAATAAAATACTTTTTTAGTAAAATTGCAGGTAATCTAAGATCAATAGCATTAGTTACGGCTCCAGAGATGTTTAACTTAGTTTTTAATGGTGTAGTGGCAGGGACTAAGGTAATGGACAGAGCTGGGTTTGGTAAAGTAATACTAGGCGCAAACAAGGCAAGAAATACAAAAAATGCTCTAGAAAATGAATACGCAGAAAAATTTGGAAAGCAAAAGAACTTCTGGAATATAGACAACACAATAGAAAGAGGAATGGTTGCATTCTTGGCAAGATATGACAAGCAAGAAAACATTCAATCAGAACTAAATAGAAGGGTTGATATGATAAACTCAGCCATTGAAACACTTAAAAAGGGAACAAAAGAAGAGCAAAAACTAGCAAAAACATATCAAAAGGTTGCAGATAGATTGAATATAAATAGCTTTGACATTGAAACTATATATAATAATTCAAAACTAATGAACAGAGAGGCTGTTGTATGGATGATTGACAAGTGGGCAAATATATATGGAGACCTGTCTTTTGTTTCACTGTCAGTGTATAACACAATGTTATCAAGAGATCTAAACTATACTACAGATAGGTACAGGAAAACTGAAATGTCTAGCTCTATAACAGGTGCTGAAGAAATACCTACTACAAGGTCATCATATATGATGAACTCTGATACTCTAATAAACAAAACAGAGACTGGAGTTTTGATGCCAAACACTAAACCAAGTGTATCAACAATAGAAGGTCAAGGAAGATATATAGACCTTAGCTTTGAGATGAATAACTTCTCAGCAATGGAAGGCGCATTGGTAGATATAGAGACAGCTGCTGCCGTTAGAAGGGTTGACGCATTTATGAACTCTAATTATCTATCTAAAGTCATAACAGACCCTGGAGATTTAGAAATAATCAAAGGAAAGGTATCTAAATACATTGCTTCTATTAAAAATAGATCTGTAATAAGCAACAAACAATATCAAAAAGTACTAAGAGATATACAAAAAAAGATTGGTTTAAACTTTTTAGGTAAAATAGGATATAGTCTTGGGTTAGGAAGTGTTTTTCAGCCAATAATGCAAACAATTCCAGTTATTACAAACACAGCATTACAGGCAGGACCAACTAGTTTTATAGATTTATTTAGAACTGGAAGTGCATTTCAACAATGGATTAATAAGTCTGGGGCCGCTGTTTCTAATAGAGGTCAGGAAGCCGTAACAGCTATTGAGTCTGCTGATAGTAAAATAAAAACATTTGAAAATTATACTGATAAAATATCAGATGGGATATCTAAATTTTTTAATTTAAAACTAAAATATTTACTATCCAAGCCAGATATATGGGTGGCCCGTGGTGCATTTCTTTCTTACTATAAACAGTATCTAGAAATGAATAATGTTGATAGCTCAAAAATAAACTGGGATACTTGGAATCAAGAAATAAAAGACAATGGATTAGAAAATATAAATAAAGAAGCCATACTATATGCAGACAATATGGTTAATAGAAATCAAAACGTGTCTGACGAAAGATTGGCTGGTGAATTACTTTCATCCCAAGATGAAGTAATGAAAATAATTAGAAAGACATTGTTTCCTTACGCTTCTTTTAGTATAAATTCAAGAGCTAAAATTGCTACCGATATAGCTACAATATACAACTGGAAACAAGTATCTTCTGAAGACAGAACTATAGCTGGAAAATCACTAGCTGGTACACTTTCTGAACAGGCTGTTTTTCATGGTCTAAATATGACTAGACTATTTTTACTAGGTACGATAGCAAGTCTAATATATGGAGATGATGACGATGAAAATGAAGAAGAAAGAAAAAAGAGAATGAAAGATGCATCAAAGTTTCCTATAAAATCATTGATAGGAGACTTAGTATCTCCTGCTCCAATTGTAGATGAAATTTTAGTTAATGTGTTTGATATGTTTTCTGATGACACACCTTTCATAAAAGATTTAGTATCTCCAACGGAAAAAGAAGTTAATGATGCCGTAAATAAAGAAAATGAAAGAAGAGCTTTAAATTATACAGGTAATGTTGCTTTAAAGTTTAAAATGAATCCAGAAGAGGAAAGGAAGTTTAGAGAAAAATATTTAAGAGATAATTCATATAAATTAGGAAATGACTATCCAGGAGCTAAAGAATCAGGAAGATACGGATTATTCTCAGTAGGATATGATCAGTGGAAAAGATTCGTAGATAGATATGATATGGCTACAACTGGAGAGTATTTAGAAACTGATCAGTTTGGAAACACAACAAAAAAATATCTTGGCGATCAAGATAAAAATTTAGTAAAGTTAACATACTTTATGGGAGATTTGCCAGCAATAATTGGTGGATCATTTAAAGAAGGTTCTCAAATATCAAATAAGATTTACAAAAAGATTGAAAAAAATTCATACACGTATGAGCAGTATGGAGTTTACAAAGAATTTAAGAAAAGATATAACAGAGAACCACAAGCATGGGAGAGTATGTTAATTAGAGAAAATATTAATTTCCTTCCTACCGAACAATCTAAGAAAAGCATTACGGAGGTAGTTGATTACATAAAAGATTTAGGTGGTTTTACAAACAAAGAAGGAAAAGAATTTGTAAAAGCTTTAGGGAAAATAACTGAAAGTTATGACTGGAATCAATACTATAAAATGATTAAGTCTGGTAAAAAATACGAAGACTTGCTAAACTATAGTTTAAAAATAAGAAAAGAAGCCATTAAAAAGCAAGAAGAGGAAGATAAAAAATTAAAACAACTAGAAATGGAGCAACAAAAAGCAATTAAAAACTTTGTTCCTCCTCCTCTTTAAAACAAATGAGTTAACCTAGCAACTTGACCATTCTCTGGGTGATGTATAAACCCCTCAACTGCCTTTGGAGAATACTGGTACCCATTTCTGTGGTGCCAACTATCAGCAGCTGAAGGAGATCTTAATGTCTCTACATTGACAGACATGTAGTCTTTCGATGATTTGTGATGTATGTGGTGACCATAAATATATCTGTACTTACAGTTGTGCCACTTATCGCTTGCCTCGTGTGCCATAAGTAATGGAAGATTTTCTACCCTAGCCCCGTCCATGTGAGTTGATCCTATTAAATTTTTTCCATACACAGTATACTTCCTGTGCTTCATGTCATTGTCAAACGTTACATTATTACAATTATTGAACCATGCCTCTACACACTGCAACAACATAAATCCAGACATAAAATCATGATTACTTGGATTGTATACAACATGAACGTCAGCAACTGACATGAGTGTTTCGATGACATTTACTAAGAGCTTTTTAGCCATTATAAAGTTGTCATACCACATGCCGTCAGTATCCTGTGGAGTTCCTGCGGTTGTTTGTCTTTTTGGATTGTCTATGTGGAGTATGTCGTTTCCTGCAATGAATATTATCTTATCTATGTTGTAACCTGACGTTCTTCCAATTATACCATGAAGACCATCCATAACTCTGTTAACAGCTATCTGTTGATTATAATCTTCTCCCGTTTCGAATGATGATGACAGCTTACCAATATGTATGTCTGCTGGGTCAAAAACTAGACAGTGTGGGTCCTTACTCTTTTCTCTTTTTATTGAGCTATAGTTAGGTGACCATTTTTTTATCTCAGATATGAGTTCAGTCTTAAAATCATCAAAGTTAAACTCTTCAGTGTCACCATTAACGTTGATGCTATAGTGCTTTCCTTTGTACCAATAGTTTTTTACTTTGTCAGAATCTATACCTACTCTTTCACACTCATCATATAAGGCCCTATTTTTCTCATATCTCCTTATAGCCCTCTTCACTACTGCCCTTGAGTTCTCATCACCACTACCCAAAATCCTTCTGGCTATCTCTGTCTTGTTGGTTACTCCAGACTTATATAAGTCCAGGATCTTGTTGAAATGTTCCGTGGCTCTTCTTAACATCCTTTAAAATTTTGATTAAAATATCTATGCTTTTATTTAATTCATCTGTGTCGTTGTCCACTAACGACTCGTACAATGTATCTGTTAGGTCGTTTATGTCGGCCATTAATACGTTTATGTATGTTAGTCTACTCATGTACAAGACAAATATAAGACTAATTTCTACAACTCAGACATCCAATTATTAAAAATTCTTCCCATATTGATTACCTCGTTATAGAATTCTCTTACCTCTTGGTCGTTCTCTTCATCAATCTTTGCGTATATGGTATCTCCAAGCTTGTATACCTCACTCACAAAATCATTGCCTGCTTTTTTAATTTGTTTTCTATAGAGTTGTGGAAAGTCATCCTTTATATCCTCCATGTAGTCCATCAGAACTGGCAAAATACCTACCAAGCACGCCAGCTTTTTCTCTTTCGAGATAGATTTGTTGTTCGTCATAGCTTAAGTCATTAAAATTAAAATTATAGTTTTCAGTTAGTAAATCTTCTTCGTTAAAATAAGTTTCATCCTTGTTACCTAAGATTGTTTGAACAGGTTTGTTTGTGAAGAATGAGTTAAATCTTGATGAGTCTACACCAAGAGTTCTTAGTATATTTTCAATTGGTGTACCCTTTAGTATAAGAGACATTATAAATTGATGGTTGTCTTGTATGTACAAGCTCTTATCCATCGCTTTCTTGTACCGAAGTTTTAATTCCATGCTCGTTTAGTTCCTTCATCCTGTACTCCTGAAGTGGTGACGGTTTATTACCAGGTCTTTTTACTTCAATAAATTCAACGTTAGAGTTTTTGGGTATTGCCACCAAGTCAGGAATTCCAGGTTTATTTGTTTGTATTAGTTTTATTACGTAATATCCTTTAGACTCAAGCTTCTTTATTATCTTCGTTTGTATCTTCTGCTCTGTCATTGAAGTTGCAATAGTACCTGCTAAGGTACTTTGTTACCTTCTCAAGATTCGCAAATCTAACAAAATTAAAATCAGAATCCAAAACTTTTATCTCTTTTATTACAATTGCACCATTCTCATATCCGTACTTACTTATCTCAAGTATGTTCTGTTCTGGTGTTTCAAGATCAAACTTGTCAATCAACAGCTTGATCATTGGGTCGTTCATTATTTTCATTACGTTACAATTTTTATTATTATAGACTTATTCAACCATCCAATAACTAATAATCTTTCTCCTTTAATTTTAGTGTATGCTAAAACTGGCAATAAAAAAAACATTTTATCTTCCATAATCTTTCTTAAATATATTTAACGTGTAACTCTTTTTTGATTTAACTGCCTTGTATATCTTCTCCTCTATGCTACCCTCTGTAAAAATCCAGTAAACTTTATTGTAAAGCCTGTCCATAGTTGTCATCCTATCCCTAGCTTGCCAGTAGCTAACGGCACTAAAGTCAATGCTATAAAAAACTAGGTAGTCAGCATTTTTTAAGCTTATACCCTCACGACCAGATACGATTTGTAAGGCAATAACCTTAAAATTACCAGTGTTAAACTCATCCAATTCTGTGGTCATGTCATCTCCGTATACCTGCTTTAGTGCATTTAGCTCCTCCTTGAACTTATAGAACACCCCTATTTTTGTGGTCGCAAATTGCGACTTCAAGAATTCAGCCTTAAAGGTTGACAAAACCATAGATCGACCACTCTCAAACTTTATCGTTCCACCTGCTAGCTGGTGCATCTTCTGCATTAACTTGGCAGGAGTATCTGCTAGTATTACATCATTGTTGCCCTCAACCACTAGGTCTTTCTCAAGTTTGTCGCTTATCTTTTTTATTATATCAGGCATCTCCACAGTTAGTATTTCCTCCTCAATCTCTGTTGAGAACCCAGCCTCTTTCTGTGTGTATGTTATTATATATGGAGACACAACGGACATTATCTCTCTCTCCTTGCCATAAGAATAGTCATTTACCATCAAACCATTTATCTTCTTCTGGAACTTGTTGACATAAACATCTGCCCACCTGTAGAAGTTTGTAAACCCGTTAAATGGATTAATAGGGTGCACCCAGAACTGATGGTATATCTGAGAGTAAGACTCTGGAGTTATTGTTCCACTTAATAGTATAACCCTTGGCATGCCACACTTTACAACTAGATTCCTAACCTGCTTTGTTCTTAAGCTGGGCTTGGGGAATGCGCTCATGGTGTGTGACTCGTCACATATTATTACATCAAAGTTACTTCGATTGACCTTGTGTATGCTCTCGTAGTTAATTATAACAATGTCAGAGTTTGGCACTATCTTTTGGGCATCAGACTCTATGGAAGATATTGCCTTTTTCTTAGTTAAAAATAGTATTGACTCATAACCAAGCTTGCGACATATCTCAAGGGATGTAAACGTTTTACCTAGCCTAACCTCCATAGCTAAACAAAGTATGTAGTTATCCTTAAGTATCTGTGCACCCCTTGAAGATATATCTATCTGATAATCACGCAGTTGCATCACATATGTTTTTGATGCACTCGGTCATCTCATCAACATCATCCTTATAAAACGTAATCATACTCTTTTTATATTTCTGGAACTCTAGCAGCTCCACCGCCACGTCAGTCTTGTAACTAAACTTGTCAATAACACCATCAATGAATAGTATGGTGTTGTGTAGGTCTTGCATCTTGTCAAGTATTTGCCCGTAAGCCTTGTCATCTTTTTTAGTGATCTTTAGGACTATCTCAAAGAACACTATCTTTTCTTCTAAAATTGATTTGCAGATTTCACTCATAATTAAAATAATAAATCGGGTTTCTTTTCTTCTGTTATAAATTCTACCATCTTGCCCATGGCTCCTCTGTATATCTTAGGTCTGCTCTTGTATTTAAACTCTCCCAAAGAATCAAGCCATCTGTAGAACCTGTTGTGTGATAACTTCCATCTACCATACGTTCCATAGTCTGGGAACTCTTCAACGAATCTGTTGTACATGGACATTCCTGGAACAGCAACGTTAATCTTCATGAAGTCATTGTCACTTGATGTGGCCCACTCCCAAAACTCAGTAGATGTCTCAGCAATGAACTTACGTGTCTTGAGGTTCATAAAGTCACACTTTACAAGACCCATTGAAAGATAGTTCTGTAGATTTGATATCATATAGTTGTCAAACCTAGACCACTCATCTCGGTCCCATCCGACAAACAACATGTGACCAAACTCTGTCTCTGGAGTAAACATCTTGGAGTAGTACTGCTTGAACTCAAGGTCCCACTTTCTTCTCTCAAAACTATTACCTGCACCCTTGATTGCGTAGTTGGTGGTTATAACAATCTTTGGAGAGTTCTCAAATGATATATGTATTTCATCTTTATTTTTCTTCTCCAATGTTATTCCTTCAGTAATTACGCTAAACAACCTCTCGAAGTCAAAGTTCTTGGCAACGTCATCAAACACTAGCGTTTGTGTATCTACCTGTACACGTTGGTACGGAAAAGATTTCTGAAAACTGAATCCCTTACCATCAATGATAACCATCTTCTTTATGTATGATATAGACTTAACGAATATACCCTTTCCAGTGCCTCCCTCTGGGTTGTCACTAATGACCTCATCGTTTAAAATAACGGCAGGACAATAGCTCGCTGGTTTGTAGCTGTGCAACAAAAAACCAATCGTTGACTCCATTGATTTTATCCTTCCCGAATTATTTCCGCTTATGTTTGATACGAATCTCTTAAACTCACAATCATCAAACTTTGTGACTCTAAAGTCTCTGTCAATCTTCTGCTTCTCCCAAACGTATCCACCAAGGTCTCTGTAATCAATCATGTCGATGCTGTCTGACGTTACCTTTACAGCACAATTCTTGTAATACAGGTAAGACTCATTAATGGTATCAACCATAAATACGGGGTCAATCTTTGCTACATAGTTTAGGAATGACTCCTGGAAGAACTTCGTATTCATTGCAAAGAAATTATAAACGCTCATGTCATCTACATGCATGAGATACTCCAACACAAAGTCCTTTATCATGTCCTCATTTGTGTCACTGATTATATTGTCGATTATCCTTACAAACACAAAGTTGTTTGATCCGTTGGGATAGTACTTATAAAACCCATTACCTTTTAAATAGTCTCTGAATAAGTGTGGTATAAGGTCTATCTTTCCTTTGCTACTCTTAGACCAAAACGTGTTGTACTCCTGCGTCTCAACCATGTCGTTTATTGCGTTCTCGTCAATGTCTGAGTAGTAGTTCTTTATGTCTCTTATTGGAACACCTTTCTTGATATCGTTCTTTATAGATATAGTCTTGTCAATATCCTCGTAGAACTTAGTGCCATGGTCAGATACGTTCTTGTATGCAGACCATACTATCGTCTTCATCTCAGAAGCCATTGACCCGTCATCGTATGACAACAACACATTTAGAGCCTCATCTTTATTGATTCCGTATTGATTGAGTGCTGATGCTAAGATAAATAGATTGTTGTTCCTGTATCCTACAACCATACCATGCTTCTTCTCCCACCACATACAAAGCCTTTTTATAACTTCGTTTGAGTCACTGATTCGTATCATAGGTGGAGGCTTGATGTTATCATTTGTGTTAACCATCTCAGACCATACCTCAGACAGCTCGTTTACATATATGTCAGGGTCAAAGCTCTCGTAACATACACGAGATATATTCTTGCATGACTTGTCAAACTGTGGGCAGTTATAGTACTTCTCAAGTGCTAAAAAATACTTCTTGTGGTTTGATGCATCGCTTGGAATTCTTACCAATAACTTGAGACCATCTCCAGACGGAGATATGAATAGGCAGTACGTGTACTTATCGTTAAACAAGTGCATTCTCATCTCCTGTAGCTCATCATCGTCTTTGAACCCATCAAAGTCTATACATATCAGTCCGCTATGATTTATGATAGCATTGTCAGCCCTCCTTGAGAACTCACCAGAAAATAGTATTGATGGTAGCTGTTTCTTTATGTTGTTTCGTTCTTCCTTTGTTTCAGCAGAACGAATCTTTTTTACTATATCTTTTGACTTGCCGAATTTTATCCTTTCAATGGCAACATCAACATCAACATAGAATGGCTTATCTGTTTCATTGATTGATTTAAAGTAGGTTATCATATTTCACCTTTTAATTTTTCTACATATATTATAGCATCCATTAATTCTTCCTGTAGATGGTTAAGCCACTGGATAGTTGATAAATCATTTCTGTCCATGGTTGTGTTGTACTTCTTTATTCCAACTAAAGATCTTGACCTAATCTTAGAGATAACACTCTCTACTACACTATCGACAACAATGTCGGCAGTTGACGTTGATTCCCATTTCATAATATTGATTTTAGATTTAAAAACACACACCTGCCATACCAGTGTGCGTAGAGTTTTTACCCGTATGGAGGCTAACCACAGAACCCTAACTGTAATCAATGTTGTTTCTTCTGTAGTCTAGAATTTTGTTCAACAAATTTTCGTTGTAGTTTGTCCAAAATTTTTTGTCTATTATCCTATTCTTATACACTGGTCGTTCATTGACCAATGGACTTATTGTTCTCGCAATTCCGAACTTAATAACCTGATTTTTCTGATCGGTTACAATTGTTTTAAAATTAAATCCAAGAACAGATTTGATTAATTGTCTATCTATCATGTTGTATAAATTAAGGTTAGTGATCCCGTTTGGATTCGAACCAAAGACCTACTGCTTAGAAGGCAGTTGCTCTATCCAACTGAGCTACGGGACCAATTAAAGTATTGCATTTAGTGTCAGAGCAATTCCTATCATTATTCCTAATAATATTCCGTACACTAGACCTAAAAGAAATCCATTCATTATTTATCTAGTTTAATCTGATTATCGTCAAGTATCTCATAGAACTTGTCTCTGATTCTCTCAACCATATTCCACTCCTCCTCACTTAGCTCCTCATACTTCCATAGTGTTCTGATCTCCTGAGATATATCCCATAGAGCTAAGTACATCTTGCTACCTTGTATAGCAAGGTCAAATTCATGCTGGTCATCGGGTAGGTTAAATTCAAGTGTTGCTTTCATATATTTCGTTGTAATATTGTTCTGCTTCATTATGTGAGTTAGGATTGTCATAACATCTCGCCATTAAATGCGCTCTAATTATCTGCTCCTTCTCCATTTCTTTGGCTTGTTCAAATATTTGGTCAAAGGTCATATTTTCATACCAATATTCATTGCACATTAATTTCTCTTTAATATACTCTACTGCTGTTTGTTTCATAGTTCTTGTTGTTTAAAGGTTTTACATTCCGCATAACAGTTGCTAAAAGACATTAAAACGTCATTTAGCTTTGTGTTAGCAAACATATTAAGATTGTCTGCTATATTTAGATACCTTACCTTGTTTTAGTTCATAAAATTCGTTTTCATAACAAACTTCGTAACCACTATCTCTCATTGTAATTATTAAGGTTTCACCATCCTTTGTTTGTAGTTTTATCGGATTGAAAACTTCTTTTAGAACTATTGTTCCGTGTTCATTTACTTCTATTTTCATATTAAAATACGTTTGCTAACAAGGTATATACGAAATACCCTATTAAGGTTTTTATTAAATTTTTAAGTTTGTGCTTATGGTACTTCGTATATACCCAACCGTTATCTTCCAACCACTCTACTGCTGTTTGTTTCATAATTTTTCTATTTCTTGTTTTACTTCTTCCCAATAGTCATAAAATGTATCCGCATCTTCTTCTAGAATAGGCAAGTCCATTTCTAATATTTCATCAACTGCAATTAAGGAACATTGTTTGGCGTTATACTCATCAGTAATGTAACCATCTATATCATCCCATTGCTGTGTTGGGGGAATAAACTTCCTAAATAGTTCTTTTGCTTTCTCTCTTGGTGTCATAACTATATAATTAAATAACTTACTTGATATCACAAATTGTGATCTTTATTCTGTTCATTGACAGAATCAACAGCGTCATTTAAGTTTGGTATAAACAAACCTACTGCTTCTTTTAAAGAATTATATATGTTCTCAGCATTCTCTCCCCAATACATATCGCAAGAAAATCCTCCATCATTTATATGAAATGGTGGTTCTAGAAAGTATGCCTGCCTAAACTCATGGGGCTTTGTCGTGTATCTTTTACACGCTGACTTTAATGGGCAGTCAATCCCAGGACACATTGTTATATCGCTCATTTTAATTTAAATTTTCTTGTTTCTACTTTACCCTTGCAGTATAGCTCAACTCTGTAGCTACCAGTCACTATGTCGTGAAAGTATATTACACTTGCGCTGTCTAATGGTATCTTTGGAATGTACATCTTACTATATCTGTACACAGCTATTGAGTCGTACTCAACGCCTAGATTAATTGAATATGCGTCACACTTTTTTGCAGTACTGCAAGACACAAGTAACGCAGATAGTATTATTGTTACGTACTTCATATTGATTAAATTAAAGTGGGTAGCATGACTACCCACCTTGATTAGCAGCAGATTAAAACGGTAACGGCTCCTCCTCGTTTACTGGTGTTGCCTTTGGGGCTTCACCTAGAGACTCAACTCTCCAAGCCTCAATGTTGTTAAAGTATTTGCCGTTATACTCTCGTCCACGAATTCTAAACGATACCTCAACCTCTTGTCCCTCCACAAACTTGTCAAGAACGTCAACATTCTTTTGAGTTAGCTGAAACAAAATATCCTGTGGATACTGATCGTGTGGCTCGTTCAATACGAACTCTCTCTTTGTGAACTTCTCGCTCACTTGTACTGATGGGTTTATAACCTTTAAAACCCCCTTCATTTTAAAATCACTCATTTGTTTTTATTATTTAGGTAATTAAAATACATTTTTGCATACTCCTCAGCCAACCTCAACTGACCATCCATCCAAACAATGTCATCGTCTGTTAGCTCTACTTTCACAATCGTCACTCTCAAGTTATCACTCAACTCATCCATGTAGTGCAAAACATCTGTCTCGTTGTCTGGAATGAACTCCTCTGGCGTGTTGCTCAACACAAACGCAACCTCTCCGTCTCTCCATTTTTGGCCCGTTGTTTTTTCAAGCATGTAAAGATAGTGTTTTACTTGCCAATCGTAACCACTTTCTTTAACTTTTTTTAGTGCCTTGACATCGCTCTTAGGCATTGTCTTCTTAGACCACGGACTCTTTATGTCAATTACCTTGCGTAAGATAGGGTCAACAATGTCAGGGTGACCAGTAGATATTCCGTATGATAAGAATCCATACTCGTCAATTGGCATTAGCTTCTCATAGTCTGTGAACATGACCCTGTTGTACACGTTGATAGACTCGTCCTCAACCATTGTACCCTTGGTCATCTCTCTGGTATTCACGGTAGTTCTAAAGTCGTACACCCTCTCGTCAATCATATCCTCTATGTACGTCTTAGCACCATCGCTCAACTCATCTATCCTGTTCATCCTGTCAGTTAGTCCGTTCATCTCCTCGGTCTGCTTGAACGTTCTGTCTTCCTTAGCTTTCAACATGTCTAACTTTTCTTTCTGCTTGTCTGTCAGTCCTCCCCGTTTTCCAGAGAAGAGTGGGTGACAACTTGATGATCTTACATTAATCATTGCTAAACATTTTTAGTTGGTCCTCAGTAATGCTGTACTGCTTCTTAATCTTCTCAATCGTTGTTCGCCCAGACTTCACAGCGTCAACAGCCTTTACCAACTGCTCGTCAGTTAGACTAGGTAGCTCCTTCTTTGGCAACGGACGAGTGCTGAATCTCAGCGCATCGACCAGTCCTTGAGGACTCTTGACCTTCTCAGTTGTTATTACGATTGTCTTGCCAACGTAATCGTTTGGGTCAAAAGAGTTAAAGAATGTCTCAAGCCTCTTGAAGTTTGAGCGATTGCATACCATGGGCTTCTCAAACTCTTTGAGCTTGACGAACACCTTGTCCTCCTTGCCCATCTCTCCCACAAACGTGTCTTGATAGATTTTGTCAATTGTTACTTCTTTCGGCTCATACTTGCCGTTGACCTCCAAGTCCCATGCTCCCATGTACTTGTTGTCTTTCATTAGATTTCTCCAGTGTGCCATATTATATTTAATTGATTACAAAGATTTTAAAATTTTCTCTAATCTCACAAAAAAACTTTCTTTTTTTACAGAAAGTTTTAAACTCCTACGCTTAAGGCTCTCAATATCGTAAGACCCTGGGTTGAACTCAGATATGCGAATCATATTGTTTATGATGCCCAACTTCCTGTCACATACGTCAATGTTAACCTTAAGACAACCAGCCTCCCACCCTATATTCTCAAAGAACAAAGACTGCTCACCAGTTATCGGCTCGTAAAAATCAGATGCCGTCATCGTGTTCATTATCCTAACGGATCCGTCCTTGTCAAACTTCTCTATCTTCACTCCGTTGTCAATGAACCAAGAACTATCTAGTGTTCTGAATATTCTATTCTCAGGGTCGGAGACTATTCTGTCCCATACTTTCTCAGTACTCATGATTCTTTCTTTTATTTTTTTCAGGGTCAAAGTACAGCATGTATCCGTCACTAACAAAGAAGTCAATGTACTCAATGTAGCATACCAAGAACACACTCTCGTAACCAGTAACGCCTCTCGTTACTAATGTTACATAAACGTTGTCAGTATTTTCTTTCTTGTAGAAGAATGAGAATATCGGAGTGTTTGGAAACTTCTTGTAGTTGACTACGGTCTTTGTTGTATCGACTCCGTTCATGTACAGGGCAACCTTGTGAGCCCTGATTGCATCGTAAACGTTGTCAAACTCCTTGTGGTACTCCCTCTCTATTCCGTTCTCTCCCATCTCAACAGACTGGTATCCTGACGGAAGTTTTAACTGAGCATTACCAATGTAACTTATAAGTAACATCGGTAGAATTAATTTAATTGTTCTCATTACTTTTTTTTTAATCGTTTAACATAAATGTGTGTGCAGACTTACTGCCAGACATATTGAACTCGTATGTGTCAGACTCGCACGTGATGTCTCCCGTCCTGATAATCATCTTGGTTGACTTGTGGAAGTCATCAACAAAGCCCTCCTTGCTGTTCATATCTAGAAATATGTATACAGACTTGTGGTCCTTTGATACCATCGATGCAGACTGGTACTTCTTGTAAGAACCATTGACCACGAGTGCCATCTCAACGAGAGACTGCTCGTCACAAACGTATACGTTGGTTATGTAAAGAACTACGTCTCCGTTGATGTTCTCCATCTTGAGTATGGAGCTACCTGTTCCTGAGTTGTACGCTATCTTGTACGGATCGTCAATACCGTTGTCTACCATTTGAAATTTCCACTGGGACATGGCTTGTGTTGTTGCTAGCGATAGTGCTAGCGATAAAATTAGATTTTTCATGTTAAAATAGTTTACTAAATGATATAATAATTCCAAACGTACATATGGTTGTAACCAGAAGAAAAACTAGTGTTAGCTTACCTGAAATGTGTATGCTCTTGATGGATAGTATGTACGAGACTGCCCAACATAGAGTCCATAAAAATAAATCTCTCATTGTGTTATTTTTTTAGTTCATCAATATATCCTAACACGAATCCAATCGCCACGAGGAGATTCATTCCTGCCGACATTATTACCTCGTGGATGTCCTCGTATACATT